ACTCATAATCCTTGGACTCACCTGCCCTGACCTGCGTGGACGTCCCGTCAGGGAGCAACTGGGGAGCAACACGCCTTCGCGGTAGGCTCCGACACTCCACGGGCCAGTAGCTCAGCCGGTTAGAGCAGACGACTCATAATCGTCCACGCGTGGGTTCAAGTCCCACCTGGCCTACTACTCGGAGAATCGCGCACGAATGCCCTCGCGCCGCTTCTCGGCGGCGTCGAGGTACTCGGTGAATGCCGTCTCGTCCGTGATCGGGACGTAGCAACGGAGGCTCGAGCCGCCCAGGTGCCGGCCGTCCTCCTTTGGGTCGCTTCCCCACAGGCTCACCAGCTCTGCTGCCTCCTTGGCCAGGCTGTAGGTCGGCATCATCCACTCTCCGAGGGGGCCGGCGAACCAGTCGCGCTGCGTGTTGAACACGAGCTTCGAACTCATGTCGTCCCACTCGTCCCACTGGATCTGGTCGAGCGGCGTCGTGGTCGGCAGGCTCTCGTCGTAGTAGAGGCCGTCCCAGGCAAGGCACTCGCCGGTGGCTCCTTCAACGACCCCGAAGCCGTAGCCGTCCCCCTGTGCGAAAACGATCACTGCGAAACGGTGACTGGCTTCGCGGTCGAGCCTCTTGTGGAGTGACGGGACAGCCGGGTGAGTGAAGTGCGCAACCATGGGGACGACACTACCGAGCGGGTGAGACCTCGCCCACTGTGCGCGCTCCACGTCTGGCATCGCGGAGTCGGTTGAGTCGACGGACCGTCTGTGGGTAGGTGGCAAGGGCCTCGGGCTGCCTGATGAGCGCATCGAGCCGCTGGTAGTAGCGCGTGATGCTCTCGCCGAACTGCTCCCGAATTGCCTCAGCCTTCGCGCCGGCGAACCGCCAGTGACGCTCCTCGAAGCGGAGGGTCATGTGGTCGAGGACGGTGAGCATGGGGATAGTGGATCAGGGGCTGCCGACAGAACTTCGGAATCCTTCCGAAAAACGTCTAGGGTGGCTTGACTTGAAAGTAAAGGCACCCTAGACTAATCTCATGATCAAGCCCACGAAGCGAGCCGAACTGGTCAAGGCGCTCCTCGCGAACGGATGCACCCGCCTTCGCGACCGCGGCGACCACGAAGTCTTCGCCTGCCCCTGCGGCAAGCACATGGGCCCGGTCCCGAGGCACCGCGAGATCACCGCCGGAGTGTGCCGCAGCCTCATCAAGCAACTCTCGTGTCTCCCGGAAGGATGGATGCCCCAGTGAACGCCTACACCGCCACCGCCGAGCGCGAAGGCAACTGGTGGGTCCTCGACGTCGATGGCGTCGGGGTCACCCAGTGCGCCCGCCTCACCGAAGCTCGCGCCCAGATCCGCGGTCTCATCGAAGCCGTCGAGGACCGCGACGTCCCCGAGGACACCCACATCGACGTCCGCCTCATCGGCCCTGTCGACGCCGCACTCGACGAGGCACGCCAGGCCGCCTCGGTCGCAGAGACCTTCCGCGACCTAGCCGCCGCGAAGATGCGCCACGTCGCATGGCGACTCGTTAACGAGCTCGGTCTCAAGCAGGCAGAGGCCGCGGTTGTCCTCGACGTCTCCAAGCAGCGCATGACCCAGCTGCTCGCGGACTACACGAAGATCGAGTCGCCTCTCAACTCGATGATCGACACCCCAGTGCACGAAGCAATCCAGGTCATGTACGTCACCGGCGGCGAGAAGCGCGACCTCCTCTTCAAGCAGCAGGTGACCGGCCACCTGTTCCGCACCGTCTACTACGCCGAGTCCGACTCGTTGACCGTCGACGCACTCGACGCGATCGCGTTCTCGCCCGACGAGCACGCCCACACTGTCTAGGGCTCGCCGAAACGGCCCGGTTGGTGCAAGGTCGGCGCCGACGGCGGCCAATGGCTGGATCGCTCGAGGACGGCGTCGCGTTCCGCTCGGCCAGCGTCCGCGTCGGTGCCGCCAACCTTGACCAGCAGAGCCGCCGCAGCGTCGTACCTCGGAGCCATGCGCGGGTCGCGGATCCCGCTCGCTGCCTGATGCCCGGCTACCCGTGAGAGCAGCTGCACGTCAGTCGACTCCGCGCGGATCGCTGCGATCGCCTCGACCTCCGGCACGCAGTTGGTCACGAGATACTGCGACAGGCCGCTGAGTGTGGACTCCGTGAGCCGGGTGCGGCTGGAGCGGGAACGAGGCATGCCCCGATTCTGCGCCGTGCGCCCGACGGATCCGGCACGATGAGGGCATGCGCACTCTCCTTGCCGGCTGTGGCCTGGCGCTGATTCTGTCCGGCTGCGGCGGCCCCTCGATCTCAGACGCGGCCGTCAGAGACTTCCAGTCGAAGGCTCGCGCCGATGTCCCTTACATGGAGCGGTACGGCGACGTCAGCGACTACCGCACCCTGCTCGAGGCGATCTGCGACAGCCTCGATGGCGGCCAGTCCTACAAGCTGGTGAGCCGCACGGTGGCCGCCTACATCAACAAGGAGGCGTACGACGGCGAGGTCGACAGCCTGATCAAGATTGGGCACGAGACTGGGTGCCCCGACGTGAAGATGCCGGACCTAGCCTAGAGGCGTCTACGACGAAAGCGCCCCACCCACCTCACGGTGGACGGGGCGCTTTGCTGTGTCACGGCTGCGGGCGGAAGTGCCACGCGAGCGCGGCGACGATGGTCCAGCCGACTGCCGGGTGGAGTCGGTGCACATGGGTGATGGTCGGTAGCAGGCCGGTGGCGATCGCGACGGCCTCGTACTGGCAGGCGCTGGCGACGAGCACGCGGAGCGCGGGATGCTCTTCGACCTTCCGCAGCGCGCTCACGGTCAGTCCTTGACGTTGAGCAGTGCGAGCAGCAGCGGCGCCATGTACGGCAGTGCCTTCGCGGGCAGGAGCCCGGCGAGCACGAGCAGCGGCAGGAGCGCGATCGCGACGCCGTAGATGTAGCGCCGGTGGGACGCCGACAGGCCGAGCACGAAGCGCACGAGAGCCGTCACGAGAAGATCACCTTCTTCTGGCCCGGGTTCGCCTTGAGGATCCGCTTGCCGCGGGGCGACGTCGTGTACTTCCGCGCGACGCGCTCCCACTCCGTCGTGGTGCCGATGCACTCGGTGTGCATCGAGTCCTTGCGGCCCGTGAATGCGCCGCCCCAGCGCAGCGCGCCTTCGTAGATCTCGAGGCGCTTCGTGATGGCGGCGATCTCCTGCGGCGTGAACGACTTCGCGGGGTCGTCGCCCAGGTTGTGCTGCGTCGCGTTGAGGTCGATCGCGTAGCCGCCGGAGTGGTTCGACAGGTCGGTCTCGGAGCCGCGGACCATGCGGTAGGCGTAGGCCCAGTCGTCGAGCACCTTGCCGACGAGCGGCTCGATGTTGTCGGCGTACCAGAGCGCGTAGTGCGCGAGCAGGAAGCCGGCGGAGCCGCTGTGCATCTTGAGGTGCACGACGCCGTCACGGGTCGGGATGGCCCAGTCATGGAGTAGGGGCGAGTCGGGCGGGAGTGCCGGGTGGCCGTTCTGGCAGAGGGCGGTCATCGCTTCTCCTTCGGGTTGCGGATGAGGCGGTTGGGAACGTGGGAGCCGCGGACGTAGTCGATGTACGGCGAGAACCGGCGTCGGAACCGGGCGCGCAGGCGGACGAGCAGGAGGGTGACGAAGCCGGCGAACGACGCGGCGTGGAGCCGCATGACCGCGGCCGCATAGCCGCCCGTCAGGGTCGTCAGGGTCTTAACCCAGACGAATGCGCGCCACCCACGTCCGAAGACCTTGCGCGCGAGGAGGGCCAGGCGCAGGCAGTCTTCGACGGTGCACTGGAACTTCGCCTCGGCCTCGACCCGCTGGCCGTGCGCCTTCGCGTCCTCGAACGCCTGCTCCATTGTGCGGACCCGATAGCCGTCCGGGGTCTCGAGCTCCTTGACCTCGTCCCACGTCAGGTCGGCCCACGTGCGGTGGTCGTCCTTCGGCAGGAACCCCTCGTGCCGCGGCTGCGGCCAGTGGGAGTTGATGTCGACGTTGTCCTTGGTCTTCTGCCAGTCGTTGTCGACCCACGTCGCGCCGGTCCGCTTCGCGTGCTCGTTGCCGGCGGCAGAGTTGCCCGCGCGGTAGCCAGGGCGGGTCAGGTGGCCGACCTTGCGGCGGCCGAGACGACGGGTCATGAGTTCTCCCGGGAATGACAAAGCGCCCAGCCGTGACGGCATGGGCGCTTGTGAGCGGATGGGTGGCTAGCGGCGGCCGATGGCACGCCAGATCTCGGCGGTCTCGGCCTGAGACCACTCAAGGTGGGCGTCGAACTTTGCAGACAGGCCGCCGACTGCCGCGAGCAGCGCCGCGGTGTTCGCGTCCTGCTTCGCGTCGAGATTGCTGATCCGATCGGGAACGGTCTTGATCTTCGAGGTGCCGCCGTTGACAGACACCTGGTGGTTGACCTTCCCGAGCCGGCGGATGACTTCGGCGAGGGCGAGCAGGATTGCCGGTCCGATGACGTACTGCAGCCAGTCGGTCATCAGGCCGCCTCGTAGGTGCCAGAGATCGTCAGGACGTCCGCGCTGGCCCACGTGAAGGGGACGGCGGACGTCGCGGGCACGTAGGCGTTTCCTGCCGTGGTCGGGAGTGCGCGGAGCGTGAGGAGGTTGGAACCCGTGCGCTCGGCGAACAGCGGGAACGTGGCCACGGCCGAGGTGTCGCGGGCGTTGCCGGTGAACAGCCAGCGGTGCGCCGCCTCGGGAACCGGCAGGGTCAATTGCCAGTTGCCCGTGCCGTAGGTCGTGCTCGTTCCCATGGTGATCTCGATCCAGAAGTGGACCGTCTTCCCGACCTGCATGTAGCCGCCAGCGATGGTGCCGTTGACGATGGCGGGGTTGCTGCTGCTGCCGGTCCATGATGGCGTGAAGGCCGTCCACGCTGCCTGCAGCCCGGCGAACGCATCCCGGATCTCGGTGTTGAGTTCGGCCGCCGTGACAAGCTCGCCAGCAACCCACGTGCGTGGAGTGGTGTTCAGGCTCATGTCCTGTCGCTTTCAGTAGGAGAGGATGGTCGTGACATCGAGGACGCCGAGTGACCCTGCGAGGGAGCCGAATCCGCCGTCTTCGAGGACCCACGCCGAGGCAGCCGCGAAGTTCGACGTGTTGGCCTGCCAGTCCCACGAATCGGCCGAGAGGCTCTCCGTCCACCCCTCGACGATCAGGTCCAGCCAGTTCACGACCCCGCCCACCTGAGACGGGAGGCCGGAGAGTTGCAGCCGGTCACTGATCTCGACGGCCATGGCGCTCGTCTGTTGCGCGGCCGTCAGCGTGAGCAGGTCCAGACCGAGATCCGGGATCCGCTTGAAGGGCTCCCCGTACTTCGCGACACGCCACTGGGCAGCGTCGAGGGCGGCCTGGTCGCTTCCGACAAGCAGCCCGCTCAGGTCCTGCGGGTAGTCGCCGTGCATGCCGCGGCTCGTCGAGCTGGCCGCCGTCTGGGTCGCCCCGTTGCTTCCCGCGGATGCGGTTACAACGTTCTGCACCAACTGCATGTCGGCGACAACCCGAGACGACGGGTCGACCTCGTTGTTGGAGATCCCCAGATCAGGCACAACCTGCAGCGCGCGATGCTGGCGATTCTGCGCGACGAACTTGCCGTCGCCTCGGATGAACCAGACCCCACCCTCGGCCTGCGCTACGGCATTGATCGCAGCGACCGGCGAGGATCCGCTGATCTCAACGAACGGGGTGCTCAGGCTGACGGCGGCCTCGAGGACCTGGTCGCCTGACGCGACGCCGGAGTACGACGCGAGGCGGGCAATCCGGGCGGTGCTCGTCTCGCCCGCGAATCCCGTCAGCCCGGCCGTGTAGTAGGTGGCCGGCCGCGGGCTAATCACGCTCGCAGGGAACAGCGCCACATGGGCGATCGCTCCCGTGAACGTCGCGGCAGCAGAACCTGCGGCGCCGCCGACGCGCACCGAGGTGACGCTCGTCAGGCCGGATAGGGCTGGGGCGCCAGAGCTCACGCCATCCACGTACAGCACGCCGCTGGAGCCGCCGCCGACAAGGTTCGCCACGACGCAGTGCGTGGCGCCATCGTTGACGACCGCTGAGCTCGTGACCGTGCCCCCGGAAGTCACCATCCGGACGTGCCCGGCGCCGTCGAGCTGCACGACGATCGCATCGTCGTTGATCGACACCAGATCGCCAGAGGTTGCCGTCGTCGAGAAATAGAACGCGACGGCCATCGGGCCCGCTCCCAGGGGAACAGACATGTTGGTTGCCGCGAGGTATTTCTGCCCGGAGGTGAACTGGGCGGCCGTGAGACCGTCAGTGCCAGGCCCGGTTGCGTTCCCGAACACGACCGCCGAGCCCGACCCTGCGAGCGCGAGCGGCGGTCGGCCATTGCCGCTCGATTCCCCCGCAGTCGTGGCGCCCGCCGGGTCACCCAGCGTGAAGTACAGCCGCGGGGCATCGAGCAGGAACTCCTCCTCGATGACTGAACGCAGCGTCTTCCGGGCCATACGTGCCATTCGGTCGACAGCGCCGATCGGGGCCAGGGCGAAGAGGTCCGAGCCGTTGGGCCACTCGACGGGCCAGTTCTGCACGAAGCCGGTGAAGCGCGTCGTCGTCACCGCCGGCGACGAGTCTTCCCACGCCGTCATCAGCGACCCCGCCTCGACGACGACCGCGTCCACGTACATGAGCGCGCCCGCCGTGATCAGCGAATCCCACGCCTGCAGCGACACGGTCCCGACCCCGTTCCACACAAAGGTGAAGGCCAGGTTGGCCCAGCCATCACGGACGGTCGAGGTGAAGTTCGCGGCCGTCACGCCCGTGCCGCCGAGCCGGATGCCCGCGGTGCCCACGTTGGTGATCACCGAGGAGATCCAGACGCGAAGGTTCACCGAGTAGGTCCCAGCGCCCGCGGTCAACAGCGACGTGATGGTGTGCGACCCGTAGGTGTTGGCTGTGCCTGCGCCTCGGCTGCACTTGAGCGAGTACGTGCCGACGTACGCCTGCGCGGTATCACGTGCCGGGTTGTCGGACCCGGACTGTGCCACCCATGACTCCGAGGTCTCGAACGACCCGTCGGGGTAGAGGTTGCGGCCGACGGTGGCCTTGAACTGGATCTGGCGATCGGTGTTCAGCGCGCCCCCGTAGCCGCCGACCGTTGAGCCGAGGGTGAACCGGCCGTCGATGTTCTCGAGCGTCAGATTCAACGTGGACGGCTGCACCTCGGAGAACTCGTCACCACGGCCTCGCTGCACCTTCACGCCATCGGCAAGGCGCACGTACTGCGTGATGTCGTAGGGGAACGTGCCACCGTTCGATGCGTCGTCCAGGCGGACGGTGATCGCGGGCAGGCCGGTCATGACAGCCCCAGCGCGAGGCCGCCCTTGTCGCGCTTGAGCTTGAGCAGCGACTGGTGGACCTTCTGCCCGTCGAGGTACAGGTTCACCTGGACCACCTCCGGTTCCGTGTTGCTGAGACCGCGCCGGCCCGCGGAGAGCGGGACGACGGCTTCGGGCCCGGCCTCGCCGATGACGGCGAGGGTCGGGCGGGTGACGATGCCGCCGCTGGCGAGGTAGTGGATGTCGGGCGTCGACAGCGTGAAGCCGCCGATTTTCTTGTTTGTGCCAGGGATCCCGACGGACGGCAGCGAGAACGACAGGTGGTTCCACCAACCGATGATGTCGTTGAGCGCCGTCTTGAATCCGCCCGAGATCGACGACCACATGCCCGACGCCGCAGACGCGATGCGGCGCGGGAGGCCGCTCACGAACCGGACCAGCGCATCGAACTTGTCCGAGATCCAGTTCTTCGCGGCGCTCGCGCCGGCCTTGATCTTGTCCCAGTTCTTCGCCACGGCCAGCACCGCGAGCCCGATCGGGCCGGTGATGATCGCGAGCAGCAGCGGCCAGTTCCGCTTGACCCATCCGAAGGCCGAGGACGCGGCGTCAAGGACAGCGTGGAAGGCCTTCGTCACGATCCGACGGAACGTGTCCGAGTGCTTCCACGCGATCACGATGGCCGCGATCAGCGCCACGATCGCGATGATCACCAGGGCGATCGGGTTGGCCGACATTGCCGCGTTCAGTGCCCACTGGGCAGCGGTCATGACACCGGTAGCGACCGCGCCGGCCATCTGCGCGGCCTTGATCGAGCCGAGCAGGATCAGGTCGGTCGTCTTCGCCGCGATGCCCTGCAGCCACGCACCCAGCTCGATCGCCTTGACGCCGATCCACGTGCCGATCGTCGTCCGCGAAGCAGCCTGTGCGGCCGTCGCCAGCCACGTCGCAGCGGCGTCGGCCTTCATCGCCAGCGCCGCGATGCCGGAGGCCGTCGCCATGCCGAGCTGCGCGACCTTCACCGCCACCAAGACGCCGACCAGCGTGCCGAGAACTGCCTGCAGCGCGGTCGGGTGAGCCGACAGGAAGTCAGCAACCTCACCGAGCGCCGGCGCGAGGTAGTCCGACAGCAGGTTCGCCGACGACACCACGATGGGCGCAAGGGCATTGCCGAGCTGCAGCTTGAAGGTGTCGATCGCGCCGGACGCCCGCTCGAGAGCGCCCTTGAGCCCGGACATCCGGGCGTTGGCCATCTCCTGCGCTGAGGACTGGTCCTGGGCGGCCTTGATGTACTCCCGGAGCCCTGCCGCGCCCGACTTCGCCATCATGCCCGCGGCGCGCGACGCGTCGGAACCAAAGATGGTGTTGAGGGCAGCGATGCGCTGCTCGTCAGAGAGGTTCTTCGTCGCGTCCTGCAGGATCTGCGCGATCTTCGTGGCGGACTTCATCTCGCCGTTGGCCTTGAAGAAGGCGTTGTGGCTCGCGCCCGCCTCGGTGGTGAGCTTGGAGTACGCCGCAGCGACCTGCTCGGTCGAGGCGCCCGCGCCCGCAGCGCGCTTCGCCGCCTCGTTGAAGCCCTCGTTGATGGCCTTCTGGTTGTCCGCGACCTTGATGCCCTTCGACGCGAGGAACTCCTGCGCCTTCGCGAGGTCATTCGTGAAGAGGCCGAGCGACTCCATCGCGGTCGCCGCGGTCTGCGAAGACGGCGTGAGCCGCGCGAGCATCTGCTTGAGCGATGTACCCGCGTCCGAACCCTTGAGGCCCTGGTTTACGAACAGCGCGAGCGAGCCGGCCACCTCGGAGATGGACTGGCCCGCCGCCGCAGCGCCGGGGCCGACCTGAGCGAGTCCCAGCGAGAGGTCTTCGACGCTTGCCGACGACGCGTTTGCTGCGCCAGCGAGGGCGTTGGCGACCTTGGCCGACTGCTGACCGTCGATGCCGAACATGTTCATCGCGTTCGACATCGCGTGGCCGGCGTCAGCGAGCTCCATGCCCGACGCGGCTGCGAGGGTCAGGGCCGACTCGAGAGCGCCGGACCGGATCGTTGCCGGGTCGAGGCCGGACTTCGCGAGCTCGAGCATCGCGTCCGCGGCGTCGTTGGCTGAGTAGATCGTGTCCTGGCCGAGCTTGACGGCCAGATCGTTGAGCTGGTCCATCTCGGCCTGCGGTGCGTGCGTGGCGGCCGCGATCTGGGACATCGTCGACCCAAACGTGGCTGAGGCGTCGACCGCCGACTTCGCGAACGCCGCAACGCCCACAGCCCCGAGCGCCATGCCGAGCCCAGAGGCACCCTTCTTGACCGAACCGAGGGTGGTCTCGGCCTGCTTGCCGACGCCCTTGAGCGCCTTCGACGCCGACTTGTCCTCGCCGAACAGGAGGTACCGCAGGGTGATGTCGCCACTCATCGGGCCTTCGCCGCCTTCCTGCGTTCCTCGATGACGGCATCAGCGGACGCGGCGAAGCCGATCCACATGCCGTAGGTCAGGTCCCAGATGGACCAGGGGGTGATGCCGGGCCAGACTTCGCAGATCACGACGACGCGGTCGTGGACGGCCTGGCGGAGGTCGTCGGCGGTCAGCCCTTCGGCTGCTCGCCCTCGGGCTTGGACTCGGCCTGAGCGGAAGCCGCCCGGGCCGGCTTCGTAGGGCCCGGCTTCGAGCCGCCCTTCGTCTTGTGGTCGCTGACGTCGGGGACCTCGTGGAAGTCGCTCAGGGTGAAGTCGATCGCGGCTGCGAACGGCACCTGCGACAGGTCGCCGCGCTCGCGGCGGTCGCGGACCATCGCCATCCACACGGTGACCGCGAGCATCCACCCGGCCTCCGGGTGGTACTTCGCCTCGCCGGGCTTGAGCGCCTGGAACTCGTCGGCGATCCGGGTGATCTCGCCCATGTGGATCTTGTGCCCGAGCTCCTCGGTCTCCTTCTCGACGAGCAGCAGGTCACGCAGGGTGACGTCGCTGGCCGTGGCGAAGGTGTAGACCTTGTCCTTGATGCGGAAACGCTTCGCCACGATGGGCTACCTCTTTCGGAGAGAGTCGGCGGCCTCGACCATCGCCGCGCGTACGACGCGGGTAAGGGCGGGCTGTTGCCGGGAGACGGTGGAGTAGAAGAAGCCGGGTCGGCCGATCTGCGGGACCCACTTCTCGGCGTTGCCGCGCACGGGGTGCCGCCAGCCGCGACGGGCCTGCCAGGCGGCGACGAGGTTCCCCTCGCCGGGCTGCATCGCCTTCGGGGTCGCGCGGATCGCGACACCCGGACGGCGAGCCTCGGTGGAGATCGACAGCTGCACGCCGGCTGCGATCCGGCGGCGAAGGCCGCGGTTCGTCTTGTACGACCCGCGCTGCGCCTCCGCCTGGACCTCGCTGACGATCCGCTTGCCTTCGGTGCGGATGTTGCGCCGCAGGGTGGTGCGGAGCTGCTGCTCGACGAGCGAGGACCGGGCGAAGAGGGTCCGGAAGTCGCGCGAGTCGACGAACAGGCCCACCTGCGACGCCCGGTCCAGGCGGCTCACAACGCGTTGTCCGCGGTGCGCTGCACAACCCAGATGGGCTGAGCGGCGGTGAGGTTGTCGAGACCGGCGAACGACACCGACTGCACGATGAGGTCCGTGCCGTTCGCCTTCGGCAGTTCGCCGTCGAGCTTGATCTCCGGGATCACGACCTGCAGCGTCTCCACGCCGGTCGACAGCGATCCGGCCGTCAGCGTGACGAGCAGGTTCATCGGCGTCTCATTGAGCACCGCGTCACGGAACGTGGTGCTGGCGTACTCGACGTCGAGCTTGCCGGTGATCTCGGACAGGCCCTTGGTGGGCTTGTCCTTGCGGCCCGTACCGGTCGCGTTGAAGCGGTCCGAGCGGATGTTGTGGTTCACCGCGACCGAACCGCCGCGCACGTTCGCGAGCGGCGTGATCGCAGACGCGAGGACCGTGGTCGTGGGCGCCGTGAGAGTGCCCGTAAACAGCGTCGCGTTCGCGAACTGGAACAGGTTCACCGGCGCCGACGGGTACGACGGCGCGGCGTACGCCTGCGCGGTCGTCAGGTCACCGGCGTCAACCGACAGCTTGAGCGTGGCGATGTCGGCGTTCGGGAAATTGAACTCGAAGCCCGACACCATGCCGCCGAGGAACGAGTACGCGTCGACGGTGCCGCCGACCTCGACCAGGCCCTTCTGCACGGTCAGGGACGAAGGGGTGTCGCCGAGCGTGAAGTTCTGCTGGTAGGTCGTGCCGGAGACCAGCGTCGAGACGCCGGTGCCGAGCGCGGCCTGCCACAGCAGTCCCATGCCCTTGGAGCAGCACTCGAGCGTGATGTCGCCTCCACCATCGGCGGTGGGAACCACGCGGCGACCGGAACGTGCGACGCGGGACCCGACGCGGATGCCCTGGCCCTGCTTCACGTTCTTGTTCCAGTCGAGCGACTCGTCGAGGAACTCGTACCAGCGGGTCGGTGCGACGTACGTCTTGTAGGTGGACTCGACGGCGATGCCGATGCTGCAGTCCTGAGTGCCCGCCATGGTCAGTTGCCCTTCTCGATCGCGGCCACGATGTCGGCCTTCTTGGTCGCGTCACCGAGGTCGATGCCGCGCTCCGTCGCCAGGTCGCGGAGTTCCGCGACTGTGAGAGCGGAGAGGTTGTCGGGGTCGACGAGTTCGTAGTTGCCGACCTGCGCGAGAAGCCCCTCGCCGGGGTCCGTCTCGGACGGCACGCGGCCGGCGATCTCCTCCGGGCAGTCGAACACCTCGCCCGGCGCGAGGCAGCCGACGCCGTGCTCGCAGCGGCAGATGCCGTCCGGGTCGGCGAGGCAGGCGTCGGAGACCGGGCCCTGACGACGCAGGATCGGCACATCGACGTGACCGATCGGGTTGATGTTGCGGAGCTGGACGGATGCCATGGGGTGTCCTCCTACTGGCGGATGCGGGCAGTGACGGTGACGATGGATTCAGCGACGCGCCCGGCGATGGCGCCGTTCTCGTCGAAGGTGACGTCGGGCTTCGGGCCGGTGATGTTCGAGACCCACGAGTCCATGCAGCCGCCGCCGAGGGTCTCTTGGCCGCTGGCGCGGAAGTACGCCTCGAGCAGCTCGGCCAGGTCGTCGGCCTTCTCGCTGACGAGAGGCTGGCCTTCCTCGGTGCCGGACCCGGTCCAGACGTTGATGACGACGTCGATCTCCGCCTGCTTGTCGCGGGAGCGGGCCGAGCCCATCGTGGGCCTCGTGATCGGCTGCCGGATGTCCATGCCGACCGCGACCATGGCGGCGGGCATGTACGTGTCCGGCGGGCCGTAGGTGACGAGCACGGGGGAGCCGTCCGGGGCGATCTGGCCGGAGTAGATCGCGTCGCATGCCGCCTTGAGCCCGGCGACTGTGGCCTTGATCGACTGGGCCATCACGCGAACCCGGGCAGGTTGGGCGTGCTGCGCAGGAGCTCGGCTGCGCGGCGGGGGATGAGGAACCCGGACGGCGTCGTCTCGGTGTCGGTCGACCCGAGGCCCGGGCGGGCGCCCTGCTGGTCGGCCTGCCACATCTGCCGCAGGATGATCCGGGCAGCGAGACGGTGGTTGGCGAGCACGTTGGCGGCCGCCGCGGCGTAGCCGACGGTGTACGTCACGGTCACGTTCCGCACGCCGGCCGCGAAGAGGAACCGGCCAGCCGCCGAGCCCCTGTGCACCAGGCCGCTCTTCGGGTCGGCGACGAAGTCGGTGCCCTCGGTCAGGGCGCTGCCCGATTCGGTCACCGAGGTGATCGCAGTGAACGCAGTCGGCAGGTCGATGCTCACGACTCCGCCGTCCGTGGTGAACGTCAGCCCGGTGCGGGACATGACTGGGCCGACGACGTCCTCGACGATCGGGGTGACCGCGGGGATGTACGTCTCGGTCAGGTCGGTGTCGTTGGAGGTGTCCGCGACCGCCAACCGCAGTGCCTTTCGCGCGTCATCGAGGGTGAGGATGTCGGCCACGGATCATCACTCCTCGGGGGTCGCGCGCTTCGCGGTCGCCTTGCGGGCTGCGGTCTTCTTCGCCGGCACCGGCTCGGTGGGGGCCGTCGTCGTCTGCTCAGCGGGCTCGGGCGCCTTGCGCTCCTTGACCTCGCTCTTCGCGGCGCGGAGAGCGGCGTCGACCTGCTCGACACGGTCGGTGCGTCCGTACCGCTCGTAGCCGACGCGCTCCTCCTCGAGCGCACGGATGGTGTCGGCGCGGCGCCAGGCAGCCTGCTCGCGGGCGAGCTTCTGTGCTTCGGTCTCGTTCTGCTCGGCCATGGCGGCCTCCTTCGTGTCGACTGGTTGTGATCAGAGACCCCGCTGCTCGACCCACCCCGAAGGGCAGGACGAGCAGCAGAGACCCGGATCAGAAGGTCGGCGTGATGAGGCCCGTGCCGTTGATCTTCTGCGCGTGAGTCACGCGGTTGAACATGTAGGCGAAGTAGGCGTAGACGACGAGGTCGATGCCCAGGTTCTTCGCCTTCGGCTGCTCCGCGCGGATGAGGACCGGGGCGTTCGGGTCCTCCCACAGGTGCGCCTCGGTCTGCGAGACGAAGTAGACCTCGTCCTCGTTGGTACCGGCGCCGAGGTTCGTGGCGATGTTGTTGTCCACGATGACCGGGACGCCGGACGGCAGCACGCCGCGGAAGCCGTTGCCGTACCGCTCGGCGTAGTTCACGCCAGCCTGCTGGGCGGCGGCACCCGGCTGGCCGAACAGCGGCCAGGTCGAGGTGAGCTGGCTCTGCAGCCAGTACCAGCGACGCGAGTGCATGACGGCGATGACGTCGCCCGGGTGGGCGTTGAGCATCGCGGCCTCGACCTGCGCCGGGCCCTGCAGCAGCTTCGGGTACAGCTCGGCCGCCGTGGGGGTGGCGTCGGTGTACGCGATGCTGGTCGCGAGGTTGGTGAGGCCGGTGGTAGCGCGGTTGAGGATCAGCGAGTCGAGGTTGGCCCGCTGGGCGGAGATCAGGTCCTCGATGATCGTGTCCTCGACGCCGACGCCGCGCTCGGAGCCCTGACGGGAGACGGTCTGCGAACCGGCCGACGTCAGCACGTTGGCGGTCAGCAGGGTGTCGTCGGCATCCTGCTCGGACACGGCCGCGTTCTCGGACGCCTGCTCGCCGGCAGTGGTGCCGGTGGTGAGCTTGCCGAGGTTGACCGTCATGCCGGTCGCAGGCAGCTCGTGGCGCCGCATGGCGTCCGCGAGCGGACGGTCCGCGCGGGGCAGGCCCGCGAACTCGGACACGAGGTACTGCGGGACGACGATGCCGGAGAACGCGCCGGTGCCGACGGCACGGACGTCGAACTCCTCCGCGCCGCGCTCGACGCGCTCCTCCTGCATGTGGCGCTGGAGGCGCGCCTGTGCATTGAAGTCGCCCGCGAACGCGGCGGCGACGTCGCTCGCGAAGAGCTTGCCGCGCTTGTCCTGGTCCTGGCGGTAGGTGCGGGCCTCCGTCTTCACGACGGCCGGCGCGCGGTTCTCGGAGGGCGACTCGGCGCCCGGGGTCGTCTCGGCGGCGCGGGCGTCCGCGACCACGTCGGCGGCGCGCTCGGCCTCGTACTCGGCGATCTTGGCGACGAGGCCGTCGATGACGGTGTCGAGCGAGCGGATCTCGGACTGGATCTCGCCCTCGCGCGCCTCGTCGGGCGCCTCGGCGGAGCGGAGGTCGCGGAGCTCCTTGGACTTCTCGTTGCGCTCGGCGAGCCGGGCCGCGCGCTCGGCGTACTTCGCCGCGATGAGCTGGTCAAGAGTCATGACCGTCCCCTTTCGTGGGATGAGTGCTCTGGATGGACTGGCCGCAACAGGCAGCGAGTCGAACCAGGCCCAGGGACGGCCGCGGGCGCGGTTGCTCGAGCGCGATGCTCGGGGTGGATCAGGCGATCCGGTCCTGCAGCTCGTCGTCGTAGACGCGGCTGCGGGTCTTGGGGGCAGCCTCGGCGGACTGCGAGCGAAGGCCGGCGTCGGTGTAGGGATTGGCGCCCCACCCGACGATCGCGACGTCGCCGCGATGCATGTCGACCTTCTCGATCGTGTAGATGTCGTACGACGGGTTCCACGAGCCCTTGGTGATGCGGAAGGCGAACGACATCTCGTCGATCAGGCCCGCCCGCAGCTTCGGCACGATGTACGCCGTGTCGACGTCACTCATGTCGAGCGTCGCCTCGACGCGGAGCCCGTGCTCGTCGACCGACAGGCGCAGCGTCCCGGTGACCGTGCGGGCGATTCGGCGCATCTGGTCGTGGCCGAGCACGAACGGCACGTCGAGGTCGGCCCGGTTCAGGGTCTCCTCGAACGCCGCGTTCGCGACGATCTCGAGGTACGGCCCGTAGAAGTCGTACATCTCGTAGGAGGTGTCCGTGACGGACGCGTAGCCGGTGAACTCGACCATCCCAGTCGGGGTGTTGGTCGTGGCGTCCCGCAGCTCGCGGACGTCCATGTCGCGCACGGTCGCGCGGACGTGCGGACGGGACGACGGGTCCTCGGCGTTGCGCCGCTGCGAGGGACGATCAGCCAGCGCGCGCACGCCCTGGCTGCGAGCCTGAGCGGCCTCCAGCGTGGTGGTCATTCCTGCCCCTCCTTCGGGGTGACGACGTTGACGGTCGAAGGCGAGGGCGCCTTCGAGAAGACGGCGAACTCGGCCAGTTGCTCCGGAGTGAGCGGAGGGAGGTTCTCGTCCTCGCGCACCTCGGACGGGACCTTCCACCGGGCGTCGATCGCGCTCTTGTGGGCGGAGTACCGCGCCGCGATGTCCATCTCGAGGAGCACGCCACGGTTGAACTTGATGTACCGCGGGTTTGGGAGCAGCCCGTGGGAGATCGCCTCTTCGCGCCGGCGCAGCGACCCGCCCATGTTCAGGGTCAGCAGGCGCAGGTTGTCCTGCGTGAGGTTCGCGTAGGTCACCGACGAGCCCTTGGTGGGAACGTCGATCATGTTGCCGGGCACGTTGAGGTATCGGCAGATGTCGCTGAGTGAGGCGTCCATCATCTCGATGAACGCACTGTCGGCGGCCTTGGCCGAGAGCATCTTGTACTCCCAGTCGTTGCCGGAGACCCACACGTCGCCGGACTGGATCGACGCCTTGAAGTTCTCCTTGACGACGAGTGCCTCGCCCTTGTTGAGCTCCTTGTTGATGTTCTTGAGGTGGCCACCCGGGACCGTCGAGTTCGAGAACCAGTCCTGCGCGAACTCCTGCGCAGAGAGGTAGCCCGCGATCGACCAGGCCGCGTGCGCGATCGGCGAGAGCCCGACCGGCAGTCCGGCGCGCGTGAACTGCTTCTCGTGCCAGATGTCGTAGCGGTCGTACTCTGTGCGGCCGATGCGGACCTTGTGGATCTTCGAGCCCTTGCCGATGAACGACACCTCGTCGATGTTCGCCAGCTCGATGACCTTCGGCAGGCCCGCGCCGTCGCGCTCGACGATGACGCCAACGGTGTTGCCGCTGGAGTCCAGATCGACGGTCGTGGAGTATGACCACTCCATCCAGCGGCAGTCATCGCCGCCAGGAGCAACGATCACGGGCGGCTTGTTCTGCTCGATCTGGACGCCGCCGACGCGCCGGAAGACGTCCACCGGCATCAGCGACGTCAGATCGGCCCGGAGATGCTGGCAGGCCCAGACTGCGGAGTTCCGCAGCGCCTGCTCGCGGGTCACCCGAGTGACTCCAGAGCGTCGACCGTTGCGGCCAGGGATGAGCTGGCCGGGGGAGACGGACGCTGTGCGCTGGGAGAACGGCCAGGTCATCGGCTGCCCCAAGCGCCGAGCAGCATGAAGCCGCCGCCCACGATCAAGGCCCAGCCGTTACCGAACTGCACCCAGCAGCCGCCAGAGACCGTCGCGACGCCGATGGCGCCCTGCGCGGACGCGACACCTGCAGCACCGCCGCGCGCCGTTTCGCCGATACGGCCAAGGAACTTCTTCATGACGCCTCCTGCGGGTCAAAGGACGCTGGCCAACACGTCGTAGTCGGGGGAGACGAGCGCGGCCTGCCAGGCGGCGAGGGTGACGGCCTCGAGCATTGCGACGTCGGTCTCGGAGTTCTTCGGGTCCCACACCCACGCGTTGCCTTGCGTCTTGCGGTGGGCGCCGTACACCGAGTTGTCGAGGTCGTCGTGGTTCGCGTGGGCGAACGTGCCGGCGCGGACCCGCTCGTAGATCTGCGAGCAGGCGTTCTGGTTGTCGTCGGTCGACGCCTTGATCAGCGTCTTGTCGAGGACGAATCCGACAGCCTCGAGCGCCGGGATCAGGTCCTTCGCCGACCGCGACACCACGATGGGGACGGCGTACTTCTTGTGGAGCCGCCACGCCTCAGGAACCAGCCAGCCAGTGCCCTCGCGGCGCTCGACGGCAGCACCGAAGACCGCATCGACCTCGGTGACGTTGCCGTCGCTGTCCTCGTGCGTGACCGTGATCTGACCGGCCGCGCCGATCGAACCCCAGTTGCGCTCGAACGACACCGCCAGGGCGATCGCGTCGACCACCGGACCGGGGTCCTCGACCGCACACGCCTCGTACTTGCCCGCGCCGAACGCGTACTGCTTGTTTAGCTCGTCGAAGATGCCGAGACCCTCGCGGCAGTACGAGTCGTAGCCCAGACGCTTCCGCATCCGCAGGATCGCCTCACGCGAGGTGTCCTCCGGGAACGACGGGTTCGCCCGGGCCACCTGCACCCAGTCCGCCTCGGTCATCGGCTCCGACACCGGAGGCGGCTTGTAGCCATCCGCGGCGCCGAACTCGATCCAGCCCGTGTCCTCGTCCTTGCCCGACAACGCATCCGCACGCAGGCCGAGGAACACCTCGGACGGATCCTTCGGCGTCGGCGGCGTGCCCATGAACAGCAGCAGCGCACCATCAGGCTGCCGCGACTGGTTCATCGCCGGGACCATGTCGTCCAGCGCGGACTGGTCGAGGATCTGCGCCTCGTCGTACACGACGACGTCGACCTCGTCGAAGCCTCGACCGAAGCCGGCCGCGCGCGCACCGAACATGATCCGCGAGCCGTTGACGAACTCGATGCACTCCTCGCCGGAGCCGAGCGTCACCTTCTTCACGAAGGGCTTGATGGCCTTCTTGCGGGCCATCGCCTGCATCTTCTTGAAGGTCTCCTCAGCCGTCCGTAGACGGTGGGCAGACCAGATGACCGTGAGGTTCGGCCGCAGTAGACACAACGCGAAGACGATCGCGCCGATCAGGAACGTCTTGCCGACCTGGCGGGGGATCGCCAGGCCCGTGCCGCCGATCGTCGCGGCGTACTTCCCGTCTGCGCGCTTCCCGAGCAGGATCTGCCCGATCGGCTTCTGCCACCACCGGAACCGGATGCCCATGTCGGCGCACTTCGCCTCGACAGCCGGCCAGCCCGTCGACACAACGCCAGACGGGACGACGACGTGCTTCGCGACCTCAGACAGCCGAGGGGTCGAAGGCTGCGTCAGCGGCTGCACCACCATTGCGACGGGCCTCCTCCGCAGCAGCCTCCTTGGCTGCCCTCACCCGCTCCTCCTCAGCCGCGATCAGCGTGTGGAGCTTGTTCAGCTCGTTGTTGAACTGAGGCCGCGTGTTCTCCGCCGCCGTCGTCAACGACTCCGCGATCAACCGACGCTGCGCCTTGAGCATCGACAGCACGTCACCAGACTCGACCGCAGCGAGCAGGGCCACCGGCTCCTCGACCTTCGCCACGACGCCTCCCAACGGCTCAACCCCAGAGGGGGAGGGGGGATCGGTAGATAGAGAAAACCTCGCCGGCGGGGTCGCATTTCTCTTGGGGTTCTAAAAACGCGGCGGGGTCAGAGTCGCCATCGTTTGACGCCGCCGGTGTTGCCGTGGGTGGCGCCTTCGCTGGTGTTGCAGCGTTGGTGGGCTGGGCCGAGGTAGCAGTCGCTGGTGCAGTGGTGGCGTGGCCAGATGCAGACGCGTCGGTCGTGTGCGAGTTGCCAGGGTGTGCCGGGGTTGATGGTGCGGTCGGGCATCAGGCACCGGAGCTCGGTGCATTCGGTGTCGCCTGCTTCGACGATGGGTGCCCATGCCTTGCGTTGTGCTCGGTGGAACGCGGTGTCGTAGACGGAGCGCGCCATGGTTCACCCCCGGGAATGACGAACGCCCCGGCCGTTTGGCTCGGGGCGTAGGTATCCGCGCTCATTGTGCTGGACTGGGCAGTTCCGGCGCAAGCAGGCGGGGTCGGCGTGTCAGGTCGACTCTGGGCACTCGCGCAGTGTTCCGTGCCCGTCGCGCTCCCAGCGGATTCCGGCAGTGTCCGTGAACCAGACAGTGACTCGAGGGCGGGGACGCTCCGTGGGCGGCAGCGTCTGGAGGACGTTCCGCAGGATCATGTCGAATGATCTGACCTGCCGACTGCCGCCCTCGCGCGTGCTTGGCACGAGTGCGCCGTACTCCTCAGTCGCATCGAGCTCGCCGAGTTCGTATCGGACCTGGACCTCATAGACCGGGAGGTTCGACAGGTTCACCATGTTCAGGTGGTTCTTGTTCGAGACCCACCCGGCGATCTGTTCTGCCTGCGCTCGACGCTCCTTGTCCTCGATTCGATCGTCTCGCTCGCGCTCGACCTGCACGATCTTGGCGGCTTGGTGGCCGGCGTAGATCGCGGCGATGAGTGCGCCCGTTGTTGCCATGGCTCCGACCCATGTGGCGATGGCGGCTGCGCTCGTGTCGAAGGCCATGCCGAACGCGAGTGGCGGGATGAGGATGACGGCTGCGGCCAGGATCGCGTCGGTGATGTGGCTGCCAGTCTGCGGACGAATCACGGCGTCATCATTCCGTGCTCGGCCTCGGTCTGTGGCTGGATCGGGAAGTATCCGAGGTGTGCCAGGCCCTTCCGCCACGCCGCAGCCTCGACGTCGGCCACGGCGTACTCCGTCCGCTCCGAGTGCCGTCGCCGCGAGACGGGACCCCCGCGGCGGCCCCACGAGCGCACCGTCGCGGCCTTGACGCCCACCCTGATCTCCATCTGCTCGTCGGTCAGCCACGAGGCGCGCTGACGGTGCGTGGCTGCGACGTCGTGTTCGTACTCGGCCTGGCTGGACTCGAGCCCGCAGGCCGGGCACTCCCAGCCGTCGAGGGCGGGCTCGGTGCCCCACGTGCGGCGCAGCGTCGTCGAGCAGGCGGGGCATGGTGCGCCGGTGTCGCGCTGGATGCCGTCGTGGAGGACGTGCTCGAGGTGGATGCGGCAGGCGCGGATGTCGGCTGCAAGTTCGTCGAAGGCGAGGTGTTCGTATCCGGCGAGGTACGTCAGCTGCAGGTCGAGGTAGTCGATGCCCGTGGTGACGGACCAGGTCTCGGGTTCGGTGTGCTCGAGTGCGTCACGGACGAGGGAGTCCCAGCAGCCGATGACGTGGCTCGGGTGGAGCAGGTCCGGGGCTGTCGCGGCGTCGTAGTCGTCGGGACTGATGCGGCCGGCGGCGATGGATGCCTCGATGTGTCCGGCCTGTTCGTAGTCGGTTGCCGGGGCGAGGAGGTTCATCGCTTCGGAGTTGAGGCCCTTGGTGATGGCTTCGGCGGGGAGGTCGGCGATGAGGCGTGCGATCTCGTGGAGGTTGTCGCGGACCTTGGCGAGGCAGGTGGGGCAGGTGTCGTGGTGGTCGTCGGCGGGCGCGTGGATGCGGCAGGCGTCAGTCACTCGGGGATCTCCTTGGTTGCGGCGCTGAGCAGCGCGCGGATCTCGCCGGGGTCGCGCGCGGGCAGTTCGGCGGGCTTGGTTGGTGGGTTGCCGTCTGCGATGGCTCGGGTCGTGGCCTTCTGCCAGGCGATGTAGGCGGCGGCGTTGTCGGGGTCGAGGTGGCTGGGCGGGTCGGGCAGGACGCCGTATTCGAGGACGCGGTTTCGGCGCAGGCGCTTGACGAGCGTCCGCAGCGACGCGGGCATCAGCCAGTCGGTGGAGGTCTTGTAGTGCTGGATCAGCGCGGCTCGACAGTCGTCGAAGCGGAGGCCGTCGAGAGCGACGGCCCATGCCTTCGCGGCGTCGGGATCCACCTTGCGGTTGTCGAAGGCCGACGCCATCGTGAGCAGGGTTCCGGCCTCGGTGGGGGTCACGTGAGTTCTCCGATCGGGTGGGGTGCGGCTTCTTCGGCGGCGAGCTGGGACACGACGGCGAGGTTCTGCTGGATGCGCGATGGCTGGTGGGACGTGGCGCGTGTCGCAGCGAGCCGGAGGCGGTCGTACTGCTTGCGGAGGGTCGGCATCGACAGGACGTTGCTGCGCCAGAACTCGTCGTCCTGACACCAGTCGATGGCTCGGCGGGCTTCGTCTTCGGTGCGTCCGTCGCGGTCGAGGAGGAGGCGGGCTGAGTCGCGCCATGCCTTGGTGATGGCGGGGCGCTTGGAGCCGTTGGCGTGGATGCGGTCGGCGAGGTGGTTGCAGAGGCGGTCGACGTCGGGGCGTGGCCGGGGTGGCTTCGTCGGCTGCGGAGCAGGCGATGGGTCGCGATCAGCGACTAGTAGTTCATCACCATCACCATCACCATCACCATCACCATCACCATCACCATCACCATCACCATCACCGACGGGTTTAGGGGCTCGGGGCTCCTCTTCCCGTCGTGTGCCCGACGTGGCCCTGCGGGTTTCACGCTCAGGATTCGACTTTTCAGGCTTCGGGGGCTTCTCGCAGCCCGGCCGATCGCACGTCTTGAAGTAGCGCCAGTCGATGCGCTGTCGCTTCGTGAGGCCGGGGATGAAGATCCATCCATCGCCGGCCCTCTCGATCACTTCGGCGACGTCCTCGAGCTCGCGCAGCAGCTCGGCCACGTTCACGTCGTCGGTGGCGAACAGCCACCGCTTCAACTGCTTCGAGCGGTCGGCGACGTGGCCGTTGTCGCAGGCGAAGCACCACAGGCCCGCGAACAGCATGCGGGCCGGGATGCTGGCCTCGGCCAGGTCATCGTCGGAGAAGAAGTCGGGGTGGAGTGCACGGACTTTGCCGAGTGCCATCAGGCGGTCTCCTTGTGTCGGGCGTAGGCGCTGCTGGCGTAGTCGCGCCATCGCTTGCGGTCGCTCGTGGTTCGGCATTCGTTGGTGCAGAACCCGAGGCGGTTGTCTGGGACGTCGTTGCCGCAGGGGCAGCGGCGCACGTAGGGCATGAGGCGCGCTGCGTGCGGTTGTGCTGCGTGGTTGCCGCCGGGTGTCCGGCATCGCTGGCTTCGGCGGGCCTTGCAGGTGGGGCACGCAATCGGGTCGGGCGGCAGCACCTTGGGCGCTGGTGGTGGCGGGGCGGGGTTCGGCACTGCTTGCCGTACCCCGCCGACGAGATGCCAGGTGAAGCCATGCGGGAACCGTGCGTCGCCGCCGCTCACGCGGCCCATCGGCCGAGCTCGTCGCCGCCGGGGCGCTCGTAGATGCCGCCGTACCGGGTGTTGATGGCGACGTACTTTCCGTTGTCGAGCGCCACCCAGACGTAGCCCCGCGTCTGCGCGCGGCACCAGATCTGGCCGCGGATCTTCTCGTCGTTGATCGTCAGGACGACGTCGGTGCCGAGCTTCCAGGTGTCGTCCTTGCGGCCGTTCTGGAAGCCGTTGGCCTTGGCGGCCTTCTCGAACTCGGCCGGGTCGGTGTACTCGACGCCGAGGAGGGTGCCGTGGAAGGAGATGGTCATGGTCAGGCTCCTGTGCGCTTGGGCTGGACGATGTAGGTGATGCCGGGGTGGTCGAGCGGGCGGAACGTGAGGGGCTTGCGGCCCGCGACGGCACCGATGCGGACGGGGCCGCCGGGGAACGACCCGAGAAGGCCGATGAGGTAGCGCGGTGCGATGCCCGTGGTGAACGGGGTGTCGCTGATGTCGGTGGTGGCGTCGAGGTACTCGGTTCCGCCGGCTTCCTCGCTGCGGCTGGAGACGGCGATCTCGGACTGGGTGGCGTCGATGACGACGGTTCCGGTGCCGCTCGGCAGGAGCGCGCTGGTGCGCTTGGCTGCGCCGAGGAGCTCGGCGGCGTCGACGACGATGGAGACGTCGTCGTCTGCGGCGTCGCGGAGGAGTCGTCGCCAGGGGACGTACTCGCCGACGAAGGTCCGCATGGTGACCTCGCGGGTGCCGTCGGTGAGCCCGAGGAGGCCGTCGCGCCATGCGATCTGGACGACGTCTCCGAGGCCGCGCACCGCGCCGAGCAGCCCGACGGACGGCACGGAGGCGGCGAAGTCGCCGGCGTGTGCCCATGCCACGGTGGCCTCGGCGATGAACGAACGGTCCGCACCGACCGCGACGAGTTCGTCGGCGCTGCCTTCGAGGTGGAGGCCACGGACCTGGTCGTGCGGGGTGCCGTCGTCGATGGGGTACTCGACGGCGCTGATGAGGTCCTCGAGCAGCCCTGCCGGGATCTGGCCGACGATGGGCGGCATGTCGGGGAGGTTCGGCCAGTCGGCGAGCGACAGCAGTTGCGTGCTGTACGTGGAGCGCCCGGCCGTGACGGTCAGGCGGCGGCCTTCGACGGTGAGCTCTACTTCGTTGGCACGGAGGCCGGCGAGCACGCTTGTGAGGAACGCGGCGGGGATGAGGGCCTCGCCGTTGACGGGCGTGGTGGCCGTGATGCGTGCGGTGTGCCCGACGTCGTAGCTGAATGCCTGGAGCCGGACGGCACCGTCGGTGGCGGTGACGTGGATGCCTGCGAGTGCTGCGATCTGGGCGCGGCGCGGGGCAGCTCGGGCCACCCATGTGGCGGTGTCGGTGAGCGTCTTGCGGTCTGCGGTGATGTGCATGAGGGGTCTCCGATCAGGGACGGGTCAGGCGGCGATGTCGAGGCCGCCGAGCACCTCGACGACAGCCGAGATGAGGTCACGGGCGGCGGGCGGCGTGACGGCGTTGCCGGCGAGCTTCACGCGCTCGCGTCGGGTGCCGTGCCAGATGTAGTCGGACGGGAACGCCATGCCCGCGGCGACCTCGTGCGGCTCGAGCATCCGGAACAGGCAGTCGTCGACCGTGGCCGCTGCGGCGTCGATGTCGCCCGGGGTGAGAACGGACTGCTGTGCGGTGGTGGTGAGGGTGCGCAGGGCCTCGCTGATGGGCGTGGTCATGCTGGCCTCGCCGCCGACAGGGCTGCCGAAGTGGCGGGTGATGAGCGCGTAGCGGTCGACCGTCGTGAGGGTGCCGATGGGCTGGTCGACTGGCTTCGCGGACTCGGACGCGCCGTAGTACGGCGTGACGAGACCGTGGTGGTTGCCCGACGCGGTGACGGTCGACAGAGGCGACTCGACGGACCTGGCGTCCGATCCACCGCCGCGGAGCTCCGCGATGAACGGCGACTCGATGACCGCTGCGGTGTCGTAGGTCGTCTGGGTCGGCGCGACGTCGGCGACGGACCAGTCGCGGCCGCCGAACTGCGCGTCGGTCACGAACGCGTCGAGGTGACGCGACGTCTGGGTGCGCAGCGGGTCGCCCACCGACTTCACGCGGTCCCCGGCGCGGCCCTCGAGCGGCACGACGAGCGCCTTGGTCTCCTGCGTGTGCAGGGTCCGCAGCGGCTCCTCGACCGGCCAGGCCCGGTAATACGCGTTCGGGTCGCCGAAGCTCTTGTGCTTGGGGTCGGCCGCGTCGTACTGGTTGCCGCCGGACTCCATGTGGAACGGCGACCAGTACCGCGCGATGCCCGCCGCGATCCGGCGACGGGTCTTGTCCGCGAGGGGCTTGGGCCGGTCACCGATCCGCTTCCCGACGATGCCCCAGTCGATCGCGGCGGCGGCCGGGAGGAACGCCGGCTCGACCGTGGTGCCGCACGCGCCGTGCACGTAGACGTACTGCGAGCGGTACTTCCCGACCGTGCGGCCGTTCTTCCACGCCTGCTGCGACTCGACCGCGGCCTCGCACGTCGGGCACCACGCCATCGGGCGCAGCACCTTGTCGATGTCCGGGAACGGGATGTCCTCGCGGACCGCTACGACGTACAGCCGGTCGCGGGACTGCGGCGCCGGCGCGCCGTGCGCCTGGGCGTGCATCGAGTTGAGGGAGACGACGCGGTACTTGTACCCGAGGTTGCGCAGGCCCTTCTGCCACAGTGCCCACGCGTCGGCGAACTTCGGGTTGCGGGCGACGTCGACGACGTTCTCGACGATGACGGCCTTGTAGCGGTGGTGCTCGACGAACCGGAGGACGTCGAACATCAGCAGCCGGGACCGCTGGACGATCGCGGTCTCCGGGTCCTCCTCGACCAGGTCGGGGTTGAGGAGGTCGAGCAGGTCGAGCTCGGTCGACACCGAGATGTACTTGCCGCCGGACGCCTGCGACCACTTCGTGCACTCCGGGCTCGCCCACAGGATGTCCGTGGTGGGGAAGTAGCGGGGGTCTTCCTCGTGGAGGTCGACGGCTGCGTGGTCGGCGCCGGGGTGGTTGGCGCTGTGGTTCTTGACGGCGAGGTCCCAGTGGTTCGCGGCCATGGTGACGCGAACGCCGGGGATCTGGATCATGCCCGTGCTGCTGCCACCGCCGCCGCAGAAGATGTCGGTGACGGTGACCTCGCCGCCCGTCCAGGCGTCGCGGTAGCGGCGGACGCGGATGTCGAGCTCGGCGGCGATCTGCTGCGAGATGGTGCGCTCTGCGACGGCGACGCTCATGTGGTTGCTCCTGGGGGTACAGAACGGCCCCGCACCGGATGAGCGGTGCGGGGCCGTGAGGGTGGTTGTTGGTGGTGCTGTCAGGCTGGGTTGATCTGCGTCGCTTTTGCGCGCAGCGCGGCGTACACCGTGGGGTGGACGATGGCCGTCTGCTGTGCGGTGAGGAGGAGCACGGTCGGGACGGGCTCGTGGGGCTCGGGGCCGACAGGTTCGCCGAGCCAGTCGAGGATGTCGGCCATGCCGTGCCGGACGAAGCGGCGGGCCCATTCGCCGTGTGACGGTGGCGCGACGGCATGGGGCGAGGTGATGACCTGCATCCCCATGAAGTTGGGCCGGGCTGGGCCGAGGTCAGCCACGGTCGGCCTCCTTCGACCGGCAGCAGGCTCCCCATGACGCGCCGCACTGACAGCGATGGTCGTCAAGCTGGTGGTCCGTGCAGGTGTGCTCGTGGTCCTTGAAGACTCCCTGCACCCAGCACGTCGGCCCGCATGTAGCGCCGCACGCTCGCACGGCATCGGCCTGTCCCTTCACGTCGTCCGGCTTCGGCGCGTCCACACGAGCCAGCAGGGCGCGGGCCGCCTGCTCCATCGCGGCGAACGCCTGCATCTGACCGGCGAACGTCACGTCGCGGCGCTTGCTCGCGTCGAACCCGATCTTGGCCGTGTCGTGAGCAGACTTCGCGCCATCTGCAAGCCGCGTGATGCCGTCGCTGAGCGCGGCGACCTGCACACGAAGAGCCGCGCGGTCGTCCACGAGCTCGTCCTTGGCCGCCCGCAACCGAGCGGCTGTCGCGGTCAGCGCGGCCACCTGCGCCTCAGCAGCCTCTGCGCGCTCGCGGTCGCTGATGTGCCGCGGCGTGCCCTTGACCCACGCGATCCCGCCGAACCTGCAGCGGTCGTCGTCGTGGATCTGGCGACCACACTGCAGCGTGTCGTGCGGGTCGATCGACGGGCAACGGTTCGGCTGGCCCGGGTCGGGCTCCGTCCTGTACCCGCTCACCGGGGACCACCGAGCGGCCACAGGGCGAGCGCGATCGTGTCAGCGATCCCGCCCCACACCTTCGCCCGCACCCGATGCCCGCGACGATCGTGGGCGTACCAGGTGCAAAACGCCGCGTGCCAGATCCGATGGCGGCTCACGACATCACCTCGCCCGTCTCCGGGGCGACGCCATCCGGGACGATCTCGCCCTCGACGACAGCCGCCTCGTCGGCGAGCACGTCGGCGACCGACGACCGCGTCCGAGACGACACCCGGGCCTCGGCCTGGCCGAGCTCGTCGTCCGTGTAGACCCCGGACAGGTCCATCGGAAACGCCTTGCGCAGCGCGAGCGCCTCCGCGCACTTCGCGAGCATGTGCGCCGGCCGCTGCGACCACTGGGCGTTCGGGTCGCCGTCGCGCTTGCGCTGGATGTACTCCTGAAGCAGCGCGACACCGACGAAGGTGTGCCCGCCGCGCTCGACGGTCACGCGCGCCGCGGCGGGCGGGTGCGAGGCGAGCCACACGTCGAGCCACTGCCCATCCGGGCCGCACCACTCGCCGCCGCTGATCGACAGCGACTCGCCCGACGCGTCGACCGAACGGCGGGCGACGAGCCGGAACCCGTCGATGCCGGTCTGGATCGTCTGCTTGCCCTGCCGCTCCACCATGTAGATCTGCTTCGCGAACGGGTCGAGGCCGGTGCGCTGCGCGACGTGCATGAACACCGCGAGGTCGCCGTTCGTAGCGCGGTCGACGCCGAGCTGGCGCAGGGCGGCGACCTGCTTGTCGGTCCAGAACTCCTGGTCGCCGGTGAGGGTCAGGCTTGAGCCGTGGCTCACGGTTGCGATCTCGTTCATGCTGCTGTGGTCCCTTCGGGGATGGTGAGGAGGATCTGGTCGGCGGTGTCCGACCAGCGGGGCGGAGCGAGACGGAGTACGTCGTCGTCGGCGTAGCCGGGCCAGTGCCCGGAGTCGGTGCACTCGCGGTGGCGCCGCAGGGCCTTCTCGGCGAGCGCAGCCCCACGCTCGAGGAACTCGTCGTCGAGTTCGACGACGACCACGTTGTGCGGCTCGGCGGACTCGACGAAGACGAGCGCGAACGCGTCGACAGCGAGCTCTGCCCACTCGGACGTGTCGAGGTACCAGGCGGCCGAGAGGTCGTAGCCGAAGTCGATGATGTGCTTCGGCAGCGCGGCCGGGTCGACGTTGTGCGCGGTCTTGAGGTCGACGCCGATGCCGTTGTTTCCGAGGCGGTCCCAGCGGCAGCGACGGATGACGTCGTGCATGGGGTCGCGCGCGAAGACGGAGACCTCTGACCGGCCGGGGCTGGCCAGCAGCCGTGCCGCCTTTTTGTGGGAGAGGACGGCGTCGGCCATGCGCTCGGCGGCTTTGAGCTGCTCGGGCTTGAGCACGACCTTGCCCTGCGCTTCGGCTGCGGCGATCGCGGCCTTGACGTCGTTGCGGTTCCGGTTGCCTTCGATCGCGACGTACCCCGGGCCTGTGCCGAGGATGATCGTGTGGGCGACGGTCCCGAGGGACATGGCGGCCGACTCCTGCGGGTGCGTGAGTCCGTGCTTGAAGTGGGCTGGCGACTTGAGGAGCGTCTTCATGCCCGACGCGGAGATCGACGTCGGGTCGGAGTGGTACGCGGCCTCGTCGAGGGCGTCGTACACGCCGAGGCGGGGTGCCCCGGTCGTCGGCTCCGTCGCGGGGGTAGCCGACGCCGGGGGCGTCGTGTGGCAGACGCACGCGCAGGCGATCGCGCCGGATGGTGCGAGGCGGTGGCCCTTGCACCGCTGGTGGGAGTCAGGCGGGTTGCTGGTGTTGCAGAACCCGCTGACCCACGGCTTTTTCGTGGTCATGCGTTCTCCTGTCGGGCGCGCCAGATGACGGCGCCGATGGATTCGAGGTCGCGGAGGTCAGGTCGTCGGTCGAGGACGTGCCCGGGCTCCGGCTTCTTCCGATGGGTCGGCGGGCAGTCCGTGCAGCGGGTGGTCACTCGTCGTCACCACCCGAGGCACACGCCTTGTGGATCCACTGGCCGCGGACCTGGGCCATGTCCCGGGTGTGATTGATGGGCTGGCAGCAGCGGCGGCACTCCGTGCCCGCCGGCGCCGCGATCAGGCGAGAGCGTCGGCGCCTCACAGCGGGCTCGTCTCGATGTCGTGCGGGCAGAGATGCTCGCCCTCATGGCCAGACGGGAGGATGCACGGCTGCTTCGGGTGGATGGTCCAGTGCTCGCCGTTGTAGTCGTACTCGTGGCCGTCGCGTCGGTCCGGCTCGACGATCTCGCACGGCACCTCGGAGCCCTCGAGGTTCTCGTCGGGCGTAGAGATCTCGCCGTCCTCGATCGAGCCCCACTGGACGAGGCAGGTGTCGCACCACGCGGCGTCGTCCTCGATCTGCACGTCGTTGCCGCAGTGGCTGCACGTCGGGTAGTTGATGACCAGGCGCGGCAGCTCGTGGTCGACCGTGAGGCGGCTCATGCCCACCACCGCTTCCGGCAGGAGCACACGTACATCGCGGCACCGTTCACGTACACCCGGTTCTTGAGCACCGTGTGCCCCCGACGACCATGCAGACGCAGCCGCACCCGGTGCGCCACCCTCCGAGCCCGCGGCGCCTGGTCGGCCAGCGCGCACACGATGATCGCGACGATCAGGCCGCCGCCGCACACGATGAGCAGGAACGTGCCGACCCGCTCGTCCGCGTTCACTGAGTCACCGCGACGAGGTCAGCGCCGACGTGGCGCAGCGTCATCGGCACGTGCAGCTTCGTGCCCGACGCCTCGCGGTAGTTGATGGACCCCAGGCTCATCGTCGTCTCGACCTCGGCGCCCAGCCACGCGGCCCACGCGTCGAGAGCTGCACGCGTCGGAAGGTCCAGCGTCACGGTGTCGCCGTCGGCGATGTACCCCGTCGGCTCCGGCAGCCCGGCCGACTGCGCCACAACGACGATGGTCGGGATAGCGAGCGCATGCCGCGTCGCCGCGTTCGTGGTGGTCATGGTTGACTCCTCAGTGGTTGTTGAAGACGAAGGCCCGCACCCCCGGTTGGGGAGTGCGGGCCTTCGTGGTTTTCGCCCTGCCGCTACTGGTGACGACCCCGCCCCTTCCAAGGGCAGGCAGCAGCGACAGGGAGTTCAGGTGGACGCGGGTGGCGTGCGAGCGGCCTTCCCAGCCGCATCCAGCACGCCACCCGCTTCTTCGGCCCGGGCGCCGGGAGGGCGCGCACCGGGACGCGTCAGGCCTTCTTGCAGGCCGTGTGATCGAACGCCGGAGCGAGCCAGTAGCCGCAGGTGTTGCACTTCGGCGGCTTCACCGAGATCGGACGCGGAGCACGCGACCGCCCCTTGCGAGGCACGTTGTGCTCCATCAGCCCGCGCCAACCCCGATCCGTCGTCGGGTACTTGTAGTCGCTCACGGCTCCACCTCGACCCCGGCGAACACGACCTCGAGCGGCCCGGGCAGCTGGTCCCAGCGGTACCGCGTGTGGTCGTTCATCCCGTAGGCGTTCGTCCAGTGACGAGTCACCGTGGTGGCCTTCGCCCGGACGTACAGGTCGCCGTTCGCTGCGCGTACGACCGCAGCCAGACCAGTCGGCTCGCCGGGCGTCGGCGCGACCGCGATCGCCTGCAGGAAGGCGCCGAGGCGCGCCACCGTCGATGGCGTGGCCTTCATCGCCGCGCCCCGAACTCGTGGCGTGCGACCTGGCGCCGGCGCCGCAGATCGTGGGGGAGTGCGGACACGAGGCGGTCCCACCACGCGAAGTCGTCCTCCGACTTCGGCTGGTAGTCGTCGCCGTCGCGTCGGGCGTCCCGGTCGGCGCGCAACACCATGCGGATGTTGCCCGGCGTCGGGACGTGACCCGCTCGACGGATCGCATCGGCTGCCAGTTCGACAGCCCTCGCGGATACAAGGCCTCCGGTGGGCTTGGGGTCACGCACAACGCGTGGCGGGGCGCTCATGCGGCCCTCAGTTCTCGAGTCTCGATGGCCGACGCCCATTCGGGGTGGCGCTCCAGCACGAGGCGGGCGTAGTGCGACCGGTGGTTGTTGTTCGCCTTGAACGTGTCCCCGGTGGTCATGCCGTACTCCCACCGGATCCGCTCCCAGACCGCTCCGATCCCCACGCGAACGTGACCGGCGCGGATCCACTCGCCGATGAGCCGCTCGATCGCGGCCAGAACCCACGGGTTCTGGCGATGGAACTCGGCGAATCGCTCGGCGTGCGTCGCGCCCTTCGCATGGGTGGGCTCGACGAGAGCGACCAGGTCCAAATGCTCCCCACTCATGACGCCTGCTTCTGGCGCTCGATGAACGCGTCGAGGTCGACTCGGTCGTAGAGCACACGGCCGGCGATCCTCGTCTTCGGAATCTGTCCGTCTGCGGCGAGCTGGTCGAGGGATCGGAGCCCGATTCCGAGGTAGCTGGCTGCGGGCTTCCGCTGGAACATGCGCCGCTCCGCTGCGGTCGAGGTGGCGGTGCCCATCAGGCGGCCGCCTTGGCTGCGATCCGCTCGGCGTTCGTGACGAGGTCGAGGAGCGGGACTCCGGTGAGGGTCGAGACCTGCACGAGCTCGGGCCACTTGAACGGCAGCAGGCCGTTGATGCGCCGCGAGAGGCTGTTGAGGCCCATGTTGAGCAGCGGGGCCGAGTCGTCCTGGGTGAGTCCAGCCTGAGCGAGTGCTCCACGTACGGCCTGCCCCATGGCTGCCGAACTCGGATCGATCGATGTCATGTCCGGAACCATACGTGTCAGATTTGGCACGATCAAGGTTTTAACACACCAGATATGGCGTGTTTCGTATTGGGAACGGTAGATTTCGTGCCATGACCGATAACGAGAGCGCGGCCCTGACGCGGGCCCTCGGCGCGGAGATCCGCCACTGGCGGAACATTCGCAAGATGTCTCGGGCACAGCTGGCCGCACTGGTCGGCATCTCAGACACGACCATGGGGCGCATCGAGCGCGAGGGACCGGTCGACGTCACCAACACCTGGTCGATCGCCGCCGCACTCAGGGTCCCGTTGGCGGATCTGGTGCGACGAGCAGAGGAAGCAGCGTTCATGAACGCTGCAGCGGAACGGAGCGCGGTGAACGTCGCCCAGCTCGAGAGCGAGGCGAGCGATCTGGGCATCTCGGTCGGGCGCTACGGACAGGAGTTCGGCTTCGACTTCAACGCCGCGCGAGCCGGCCTTGCCCGGGCGGACTTCGGTCTGGCTGCCCGCAATGAGGACCGCGAGAAGCCGCGCCTCGGAGACGACTGAGCTTGTCGGGGGTTATGACTACGGTCCCGGCCGTGGAGATCAACCCGTGGCGCCGACTGCGCGAGCTCGCGCACGTCACGCTGCTGTGGCATGACGGCGGCTCCATGGGGCACACAAGCCACCGGTTCCAGGCGATCAGCCTGCGCCGCGGGATGACGTGGGCCGAGCGCCGCTGCACCGTGCAGCACGAACTGCTGCACCTCGAGCGCGGGTGGCAGCCACTCGGCCTGCGGGCGAAGGACGAAGAGCTCGTCCGTCGCGAGACCTCTCGCCTCATGCTCCCGAGCATTGAGACCGTCGGCGAGGCCATCGCCTGGTCGCACTCCATCGAGGAAGCGGCCGACGAGCTCGGCGTGGACGTCTACGTGCTGCGCAAGCGGCTCCGGCATCTGCACCCGGCGGAGCGGCACTACCTCTCACGGCGCCTCACTGACGACTAACCCCAGAGCGCGGACTCGACGGCGTCGGCGGCCGATCGCTTGATGTCGTCGACGACGTGCTGGTACTTCGCGGTGACGCTGATCTGCGAGTGACCGAGCGTGTCCATGACGGTGCGCTGGTCGACTCCCTTGAGCAGCATGACGGTTGCCGCTGAGTGGCGGGCGTCGTGGAGGCGGATGTGCTTGACGTCGACCTTGTCGAGGAGTCGGTGCCACGACTTGGAGTCTCGGGACGGGTCGATCGGCTTGCCGTCGACCTGCGTGAACACGAGGCCGCTGTCCGTCCATGTGGAGCCGGCCGCGAGGCGTTCGGCGGTCTGGGCCTTCTTGTGGGCCTTGAGGATGCGGACGAGCTTGTCGCCGAGCGCGAGGTCGCGGCGTGAGCCCTTGGTCTTGAGGTCGCCGAGAATCAGGCCCTTGCCCTTGCGGCGCTGCAGGCCGACGCGGACACGGAGGACGTTGTCCTCGAGGTCGACGTCTTCCCAGCGGAGGCCGAGCGCCTCGCCCTGGCGGAGGCCGAGCGCGAGAGCGATCACCCAGCGGGCCTCGAGCCGCTCGCCTTCGGCAGCGGCGAGCACGCTGCGGACCTCCTCGACCGTGAAGACGTCCATCTCCTTGTCCTTCGCGGTCGGCGCGTCCATGGAGTTGGTGTCGGCGGGGTTGGCCCGGAGGCGCTTGCGCTGGACCGCGACCTTGAGTGCTCGCGACAGGATCCGATGGGTCTGCAAGACCGTCTTGTCGGACAGGGGAGTGGCGGCTTCGAGGGTGGGGTTGCCCTTCGTGCGGAGGTGGTCCCACGCGGCTTCGATGTGCTCCTGCGTCAGGCGGTCGAGTCGGTGGTGGCCGAGCAGCGGCACGATGTACTGCCGGACCTTGCAGTTGTAGGAGTTGTCGATCGTCTGGGCTGCGACCTTGCGGGGAGCGATCTGGGTGAGCCAGTAGGTCATCCACTTCTCGACGGTGATCGGCTTCCCGACGGCGGGGAGTTGCTGGTCGGCGAACTCCTGCTGCTTCTCGCGGAGGCGTGCAGCGGCGCCGGCGCGCGTGGATGCCTGGACCTTGCGGCGGACGGGCTTGCCGTCGATGTAGCCGAGGACGACGGCGCCGACCCAGGGGCACTTGCACTTGGGGTTGCCGCGCGCGTCGAGAGGGCGGGCGCAGTCGGCGCGGTGCTTGGGGTAGAGGGATCCCTCGCCGTCACTGCGCTTCTTGCGTGAGTCCTTGGTAGCGCCCGCCATGCCGCTGCTCCCTTGTGATCGGTGCGGCGCAGGAGGTGCGTCGCTGTGCGTGATCCTACCTAGGACTACCGACAAGAGGGGAGCAACGAGAGGGGCAACGTTGCTCCCTCGCTATGCAGCGATGTGCAGCACGCACAGAGATTTCACGCTCACGCGCAGCGCCACGCAGTCCCTTGCAAGGCCGTGCGTAGGACTCATAAT